TTGATGTTGATCGTGACTTTTCGATTGGCCATAAGTTAAGCTGTGATGCGTCCTGTGACGCCGACTGATAGGTTGACAGTGACGCCGATCTGCGTTGCGGAGATAGATGGAAATGCCTCGTAGATCGTCTGGCTGCTGTAATACGTCGGAGCCACGCCTGCGGTCGTATTGTCGCTGGTAGCGTCGGGAGTGATCCCGGGGTTGGGTGATCCGTTCGAGATTGCGATGTTCAGAGTCGAGTCGTTCGCCTCTGCCTTGCGTGCCGTGAGTGAGATCGACGTTCCGGATCCGCCGACGTTGTAGTGGCTTGAGATGTCACCGTTCTGGATGAGAGCTGTGCGAACCTTGCCAGCCCAAACTGCGGCGGTGTCGCCTAGCAAGACCGGCACCTGAATCGTGCGCGGTGATGAGTCGAGGATCGCGGAGGTCACGACGATCGTGACGTTGCCAGCTAGAGTCGTGGTGCCGTCTGCGGTCGTCGTCTCGACCTGCTGCGTGCCGAGCGAGTTAATGGATCCAAGCAAGAGCGATCGTGCGCTCAGGTTGTTGAGGTAGCCCGGGAGCTGCTGCACGAAGTATTCCGCAGCCTGCAAGCTCTGGAACTCGGTGGATGACTCGAAGCTGACCGTTGTGGTCATGCCAGCCCGAGGGATCTGACGCGCCTCGACCGCTCCTACATAGGAGACGGTCTGCACGGTTGGCTGTGGACTCATCGAGAGTCGCGTGGCTTCTGACTGGCGACCATTGCCCCCAGCCAGCTCCAGACGACGAGTGCCGATTGTTAGGGTAGCGATCACGAGGTTTTATGCTACGGATGCGACGGTGAAAAGTGCGTTTGGGTTGCCAGTTGTGAATGTGCGGCGTGCCGACATGCTGAGTTGTCCGAGGCGGTTCTCAGTCGGTGAAAAGCGTTTCTGGAGGTCGATTATCTGCACGGCTGCGACGTCGAAGTTCAGTCCTCCGCTTGTCGCTGTGCTGATGTCGAGCGTTGCTGAGGCGAGGTCTTCGCCTGCGTCGAGCGATCCGAAGTAGGTATCGAATGAGTTCTCAGCGATTCCGACCGGGATGCAAGTTATGTTACATCCAAGATTCTGGAGTGACATATCGACCGTGCCGATGCCGTCGATGACGATCGGCGTGAGGCCGAGGTCGAAGCCGATCTCGAAGCCAGCTTCAGAGAAGAAGTTGAGAGATCCGCCGAGCGTCGCGGTGTATGGTGCTGTGACTAGTTTGGTCGGGTCGAAGGCTGCACCGATTGATGCCCCGGCTGCGACTGCATAATAGTCACCGAGAGCGGATGGATCGCCTGCAAGTTCGAGGATGCCGGTGAACTGCACCGATCCGAAGGCCGTATTGTTTGCCGTGCAGCGGATGCTCGGCATCTGGGTCACTGCTGCGTTGCGGATCGTGTAGGTCGCATCGGCTGCGGTGATGACCAGCGGCTTGTCTGTGCCGCCGTAGATGCTGGCTCCGATTGCTGTGCTGCCGTATGGAAAGAGAACTGCAAGAGCTTCGATCTCGCCGACTGGCTCGAACTCAACGACGACTTGGAAGTCGGTCTTCGACTTGCTGAGCATGCCGTAGGCGTCTGACTCCTTATCGAAGGTTGCGTTGGTCATGGTGATATTGATTCCGCCCTTCGAGTAGAAAGTGGCTGAGTCAAAGACGACCTTTGCTGGGCCGCGAACGATGGTTGTGCGTGTGAATGTTGGCATTGTTTTATCTAGTTGGCTCTTCGGTAGAAAGTCCGATGGGTATTGTTAAACTGACGACTTTCTGGAGCATCGACTCATTGGTCTGTGTCTCCAGTCCTGAGAAAATCATGACGCCACCGGATAGCGGTTGGTCGTTCTTGTCGAGTGGTTGGGTGTGATGCAAGATCCGAGCCACTGCCTCGGCGATCTCTGTTGATGATGGCGTGTTGCCGCTCTTCGATCTCCAGACCGCAGGGATCTCTGAGACCGTAACGCGGAACTGTGAGTTGGAGAGGTATGGTCCGGGCGTGTTCTCCGAGTCAGTCTCGGCAGATTCAAAGTGGACAAGGCAGAAGGCACCGGCGCTCTTCATCGCGGTCATGATGCTAGTCTCGATGTCCTTGCCATCCTCGACGAGAACTGGGATCTTCGGCACGGTGCGAAAGAACGCATGATCTGAGAGAGTTTCGGCGATGCTATCGACGATCTGACGGATGAGGCTCATGGTGAAGTTGCGAAGTCCATGTATGCGTTGCCTCCGTAACGAACGGAAGATCCAGAAGTTGAGGCGAATGCGTTGGCTCCGATGTCATCAGAGTCTGCGTCGTTCTTCGCGAGGTCGTCCATGAACGTCTCGGCAGCTTCGACTGCGATCTTGCGATCGTCGCCGTTGAATTCTGCGAGCGATGGAAATGCCTCGGACAAGAGCCGACGAGCGAGAGCGTAGCCGTGACGCTGTGAGCCGGGCGGAATGAATCGACCCGTGTTGGTGACTGGTGGAAGTCCGCGCTTGCGGCGACCTGAATTGACCCGGGAAACAATCTCTTGCGCGACCTGCTCTAAGATCTCGTCGATCTTAGCTTCTGGCGCGGGTGACTCAGCCAGCAATGCTTCGAACTCGTCGGAAGCAAGCCGATCTCTGAGTCCGTCTGATGTGATTGAGATCCATGGCATAGAAAGAAAAGGGAGTGGAGGGACGAGGAAAACACTAAAAAAACCTCGCCCCTCCGGTTTGTTGTTAGAACAACAGTTTGGCGACCATCGCCTTAGCCAATGTTCCGGGAGTCGAGGTCGCTGTTTGAGCGATGCGAACGTAGCGGCGGGTATTAGCTGGGAGACGGAAACGAATTGTCTTGGCTGCTGCACCTGCTCCACCGGCACCAGTCTGAGTGGTTTGGATGAGAGGATCGACAGTTGCGAACGAAGATCCGTCTGCGGAGTCTTCGAGCTTGTAGGTGAGGATTTTTCCGTCTGTGAGTTCAGCAGTCAGCAATGCTGGTGCTGCTAGTTCAAATACGATGTTGGCAATGTCGCCACCTTCTACTTGTTCAAGGTCGAAGGTTCCGGTGTTTGCACCGGCGGCGAGAACAGTCACCGTCGAGACGAAGTTCTTATCTTGTAAGTTGCGATTGTAATTGATGGACATGATATTGATTAGCTGAGGGTTTCGTTGTCGACGATAGAGTCGGTGATGACGATCGGGATTCCGAACGATTCAGTTGGCACGCCCGGAAGGATGCCAGTGAATGCTTCCTGCTTCGTGTTCGGCGTAGTATTACGGCTGACTTGAAGCTGGAATGCGGAACGACGGGACATGAGGAGGTGCGTTGGACGCTCGCCGACTGGGAACTTGCTGAGAAGCTCTGCAAGTTTTGCATCGGTCACGCCTTTTCCACTGTCTGCGGTTGCGTCTTTCAGACGACCGACTGCGTATTTGTTCACGCACTGGAATCCGATCCAAGCTGTGAGGTCAGCGATGAATGCTGCGTAGCGTTTGCCGTCAGCATCAACAGCGTCTCCTTCGCGGAATGCGGAGAGATCGAAGGTGGTGCCGTTGCCATAGACGTATTGGACGCCGGTGTTGCCTGCCTTGATCGCATAGACCGAGGAGCCAGTGCCTGCTGTGGTGCCGCCTGCATCAACTACAAGCTCGGAGCCGAAGCCGTCAACCATGGATTGCAAGCCGGTGAATCCTTTCGAACTTGCGGCTGAACCGTAGATTGTCTGGGTTCCAACTGTGCTGAGAGCTGCACGCATCACGCCTGCTGCTTCGATGGCTTGAATCGCTTCTGGGCCGTCTTCGTATCCGCGAGCAACTGCTTTGTCCACCTCGACGCGAGCCGAGAGGATGAATGCTTCGACGAGACGCTCGGTGAAGTTTGACTTGCTGGCGTTGGTTCCTTCATTCGCAGCGCGGAACGCCACTGATGGCTGGCTGTTGCGGATGACTGTCTTGTAGCTTGTGCCGCGAATGGTACGAGCTGGGATCAGAGTCACCTCAGGCGAGCTGGTGGCGACTTCTTCGATTAGTCCGACGATTGGGTCGGCACCGTTGAGCTTGGCTAAGTCAAGCAATGTAAGATTGTTGGGCATTGGTTCTTATTGTTGGGATTGTGATTTGAAAGCGGCTTCGACTCGTGCGAGGCCAGTTAGTTCGATTTCTTGAGGTGCTGATTCGCTGCGACCGGCGAGAACAGTCTGACCAGAAAGAACTGGATTGACTGGGATCGCATTGAGCGCGTTGAGTGCTTCAGGATTCGCAATGATTGATGAACGCCAGAACTCTTTTGTCGCTTCGTCCTGTGGAGCGATGCGACCAGCTTTGACGGCTTCGTCGATTGCGATTGCTGCGGATGCCATAGCTTTTTCAGCCATGCCGTCCTTGAGCTTTTTATTCTCTTCCATGGCTGACGCAAGCTCGGCTTCGAGTTTTGCGTAGTTCTCGGAAGCTGCTGCGGAGGCGGCTTGTACATCTTCCTGAGAAGAAACCATGGCTGCGGATTCGCGAAGATTGGCAAGCTGCTGCTTGGCGATCTCCATTGCGGATTCTGGATCTTGGGACTCGTCAACGAGTCCGAGTTCGATTAGTTGTTCAATCATATTTATGGGGTTGTAAGCTGCTGCAATTCTTGGGATCTCCTCGAAGGCCGGGTCATTTACTAAAGACCCGATCTCGCCACGTGTTGCGAGTCCAGTTGGGATGCCAGTCGTAGAGATGAGGAAAGTCGGTGAGAAATAGGAGTAGTCGCGCCCCTCGATTGCTTTGCGACCTGCTTCAGTCCATTCGACGTCGAGCATGAGTCCGACGCCTTCTTCGTAGCGGAACTCGCGAGGGATGAACGATGCCGGTCCGTTCTGATGGTCGAAGCCAGCGAACGGGCGGATGTTCTGCTCAAGTCGTTTGGTGAGATCCTCGGCGAACGATGCACCGATGCGCGAGTCGATCTCGACATCAACAGTCTTCGGCTTTCCGCCTACGGTCGCCGTGATCCGGTGCTTGCCTTCTGGGAGGTACACGATGCAGTTTTCTAGTGAGATGACCTCCGATTGAAAAGCTGCGGAAATTTTATCGGGAACGAACATTGATCTCCCCTTGCCATCGAAAACAAGATTGGCAAGAATATTTTTCAGAGTGTTGAAGATCATCTATTTGCTCAGTTGCAGCTCGATGTAGTCGAGCGCCGTATCCATGATTGCGTCAACGTAGGATGCCTCTGGTGGGAGAGCGTTCGGCCATGGCTTATGCGTGACTGACTTTTTCAGCGCATAGACTGGGCGGATGCCTGTCGCTGAGTTGTCATCCTTCTCGGCAAGAACTCCTTTGACCCGGAAGAGCGGAGAGAATCTCTGAGAATAGTCACGAGCCGAGACGCCGTGAGCCTCCGGCACGATCGGGATCGTTAGGAACTTGCGACGCTTGGCTCGGATCGTTCCGCCTGTGACCTTGTGCGCGAGACCGATCGCTGCGTTTGAGTAGGTGACGCTTGCTCCTGATGCTTTTGTGATCGACCAGCCGGATGCCGTAGCGAGCCACCATCCAGTCAACGATCGACCCGGTCCGTGGGTCGGCAGCGATGGGTTGATCCATGGTAGGCGACCTCGGCTCCTGTAATAGTTGCGAATAACATCGAGACCTCTGGTTGCTCCTTGCTTGAGTGCTTCGGTCCGGGTCGGAGCGTCCACAAGTCGAAGCATTGCCACCTTAGTCTCGTTTAGATTCGAGGCGGTGACTTTGATCCCGACGAATGACTTGCCTTCGATCATTCTGCGAGTCCTTTCAGCATGGCAGATCCGATCTGATCCTCCAGTGAGTCGATCAGCGCCTGCCGGTCGAGCATCCCGAACATCTGCGGGATCTTGCCGATGAGCTGCTCGACCTCATCGTTGAACGCTCCGATGGTCATCCGCTCGCTCTTGTCGAGGAGGTCGGCCATGGCAAGGTCGATCGGATTGAGCCACTTGGCTGAGATTTCTCTGAGTTGTTCGTTGGTCATCTTCTAGGGGTCTAGGGGTTATGTTTTGCAGTTGGGAGTTTTTATCGCGGGGAGGAGATAGGGTAATTCTCTATATTATGTACTCTTTTTAAACTTAGAACTAGAAAACAGACCCATAATACCCCTATTCTGCCTCTCTTTCAAGTTCTGCAACTTTGCGCTTTGCCCAAGCGAATCCTTCGTCGCCACCCCAGCCGTTCCACGCTTGCCAGCCTTTGCCCTTCTCGTCCCATGTCGATCCTTGCTTATCGACCTCGTGACGGGAGAAGAATGAGACCATGCGATTGACTGTGTCGGGTGAGAGTTCGACCCGGTTTGAGATGTCTCGCGCTCTTGCCAGTCCGACCGCGATCATGCCGCGCTCAGATTGCGGCTTCGATCGGCGCACTTCGAGCGCGTTGGATGCGTTCCTTGCCATCTCCTCGGTCGGGCGCAGATCAACGTCAGCACGTGCCGACTCGATCTCTTGCGGGATGATCTCAGGAGGTAGGTCAGCGACCGGCATCTCGGCAAGATCGACCGGCATCTCCTCGCCGAAGACTTCCTCGCCTTCGATCGGCATCGGGATGCCAAGCTCCTCGTAGAGCCACTGCTTCGGCATGACGATTCCGATCTCCTTATAGATCTTGACCCGTTCCGCGATTGCCTTCTCGTCCTTAGCGACTGGGATGTCCATCTCGCAATAAGGCATGTCCTCGGAGGCGACGGTGCCGAAGTTCATCCGCACGATCGCCGGGATAAGCTGGCTCGTGACGATGCTGGCGACCCATGATGAGACGCTCTGGAGAACCTCGCTGCGGATCCCGGCATGAACATCGCCGAGAGCGCGTGAGCCTGTACCGGTATTATCGGTGGTGAGCGTCTGACCGAGCATGAGAATGTCGCAGGCACGATCGGCGACGTCCATCAAGTGAGACTGAGGGAGAGCATCACCGCTGCCGCTGATGGCTGAGTGGATCTCGAAGTCAACGCCCGGACCGGTAGCAGCCCAGCCAGACGAGCCGATTGATTCCAGCATGTCCTCGGCCTTGTTCAGTGCCTCTTCGCTGCCATCGGTCTTGGCTGTCCGCATCGGGATGCCGAAGAGCTGCGCGAACTGCATGAGCCATCCGAGACCATAGATCGAGGCGAGCCAGTATTTCGTCAAAGCGCGGAGGTTTGCACCATAGATCGGATGCGCTCCACCTTGCGACCATACGCCAATGACGAACCGATCAACTGGGAAGTCCTCAAGCACCGAGTTGTTTGCACCGTTCGGAGCGATCATGAGGCGGTCGATCTCGTTCGAGAAGTTCGGGAACGCGAGATATTTCGCAGGCACCGGAGCGTAGCAGCGAGGCGAGACGATGTTGTTCTCGTTCTGCCAGACGATCTCGACGACCGAGATTCCCTTCGCATAGGCGTCGATAAGAGCGTTGACCATCTGCCCAGTGTCTAGCTCCCAGTGACCCGGCTTCGGTGAGTAGCTGTTGAGCGCACGCTCGACGACCTCTTGGATCCGGATCGCCTGCGGTGTTGGGTCTTCATGTCCTTCGCGGATGGCTGGCTTGATCTCCATCTTGAGACGGCTGACTGCACCGCTGACCTCGTTCAATGCTTTGCGCAGGCGCGGCCATGTATCGAGCATGAGGCGGAAGAGTCGATCTTGATCTTCGAGCTTGCCGGTGCGGACATTGCGGAGGATCGTTCGGACCTGATCCGGTGTCACGTTGGCTAGATCATAGTCGTTTGTCCGGTATGTGGTCGGGATCGGCCACACGATGCCTTTGCGCTCGTCGATAGTCATGGACTCTCCCCTAGCTTTTTATTGTTGACATGG